CGGTCCTGAAAGGTAAAATGGAGGAGCTACAAGCCGAGATGAACAGGCTCTGTGAAGAGCTAGGTGCTGGAAGCATAAAAACAAATCATGGGACAATCATAAGGAGTGTAGCAACTAAATACTATACGACGGACTGGGACTCTTTGTATCAGTTCATCAATGCTCATCAAGCACCATACCTGCTTGAGAAGAGAATCAGCAACGGGGCTATGCGGGACTTCCTAGAGGATCATCCCGATGTGTTCCCAATGGGTATGAATACTGACCGTGCGTACTCCGTTACTGTACGCCGCCCTTCCAAAAAACTTTAATAGGTAAATATCATGTCTAATGTAACGCTTTTCCGTGACCAGACTTCTGTTGTTTCTAGCGCTCAAGGTCTGGACGATGTAACCAAAAAACTGCTGGGTAATGGTGGTAACTACAAGCGCATTTCTCTGCGGGGTAGTAAGTTCCGTATGATCGTCAATGGACAAGAGACGGCACGGAGCCCCAAGCCCGAGATGGATGTAGTAGTCGTCAACGCGGCTCCTGATGTGAGCCGTACCTTCTATGCCAAGACCTTTGATCCTAACGCAGTAGGTCTACCCGATTGCTGGTCGAATGATGGCAGGCGTCCTGATCCTAAAGCTCCTGCTCCTCAAGGTAAGACCTGTGATAGTTGCCCAAAGAACATCGCTGGGTCTGGCACCAACGGTAAGGGTCGCGCTTGTCGCTTCAGCCGTAGGCTGGCAGTTGTACTAGCTAATAATGTAGAAAACAGCGATGTCTACCAGCTAACGCTTCCAGCTACGTCTATATTTGGTAAGGCAAAGGGCGAGGATGATATGGCACTGGATGCGTATGTTAAGCATCTGGCGGGGTTCAATTACTCTATCACTCGTGTCGTGACGGAGATGCGGTTTGATGAATCCGCTGAGTCTCCCAAGCTATTTTTCCGCGCTGCACGATCTTTGACTGATGCCGAAATTGCTGCGGTTATTGAGAAGGGTCAGAGCCCAGAAGCCTTGTCTGCTATCGCATTCAACCCAGCGCAGATGGATTTAGCCAAGACCGCTGAAGCTACGGCACCCAAGGTATCACCCTTCAGAGAAGAGCCTGTAGCGATTGAGGCCGTTGAAGAGGAGCCCACTGTCCGTAAGTCGAAGACAAACACTGCGCCGGTCAAAAGCGAATCGGTGGAAAACATCCTTGACGAATGGGCTACTGACGATTGATAACTGGATAGGTTGATATCCTTTTTATGGGCGGTGTTCTGCACCGCCCCTTTCGTTAGTAGGCAGGGAGCATGGAACCAGAAACATTATTTAACACCGTATTGGCCGAGGATGGTCTGCTCTGCTTAACAGGTTTGAGGAGTGATCGCTCAGCCATGCCAAAGGTGCGCTACTTCGAGCAAGGCGATCCAGAAATAGCAAGGACAATAGCCTCAATGGATGAGGAAGGCAGAGAGGTTTACTTCGCCTGTGCCACATTCCAAAACAAAGACAAACCAAAAAACGTACAAAATATCCAAGCGCTCAAGAGCTTCTATCTTGACCTAGACTGCGGCAAGGAGAACGGCTACCTGACCAAGAAGGAGGCTATTGAGGCTCTTCAGAAATTTTGTGACACGATCAAACTCCCGCTCCCCACACTGGTCGATTCCGGTTTCGGAGTACATGCCTATTGGAGCTTAAACGCCGCTGTAGAGTACAACACATGGAAGCCTGTAGCTGACGCATTCAAACGCAAAACTCACGAATTAGAACTAAAGGCCGATCCTGTAGTGACGGCAGATGGAGCGCGAATCTTACGAGTCCCGAACACCACGAACAAAAAACGCGACAGCAACCATAAGAAAGTCGTACTTAAACGAGTCGCAGACCCTATAACCCTAGCGCATTTTTCAGCCTGTGTAGGGTATGTATCACGCGAGGCTTACTCTCCTGTTCACTCAGCCGATCCTGTCATGGAGAAGTTGATGCAGGTAAGCCGCACATTCAAATTTAGCAGAATCTACAAAAAAAGCATTGATACCATTGAGCGCGTCGAAGAAACTATTGAGCAGATAGAGCAGGCAGATGGCACCAAGATTGACCGTCTGGTAAAAAGAAAAGTGGAACGCAGTGCTGGGTGCCCACAGATCGCCTATTGTGTATCTAATCGAGCAACCCTAGAAGAACCCATGTGGCATGCTGCGCTATCCATCGCGCAGTTCTGTATTGATAGAGTCGAAGGGATTGATATGGTGTCGAGGGATTACCCCGGCACTGAACCTGATGAATGGTTTGCCAAGGCGAGTAGAGCAGAAGGACCTCGCACCTGTGAGAAATGGAAGGAGCTCAATCATCCTCAACTCTGTAGCGCCTGTATACACAAGGGCAAAATCACATCGCCTATATCCTTGGGTGTAGTGATAGAAGAGGCACTACCAGAAGAGCACATCATTGAGGTCAAGCATGAAGGGCTGAACGAGACTGTCTCCGTAGAAATTCCTACTGACTACCCTTTTCCTTGGATACGCCCGAAAGGTGGCGGGGTAGCTTATAGAGGCAGTGTAGAAAATGATAATCCTGACAGTGGTGATGATCCTGACGAGTTCATGGTCTACGAACGCGACTTGTGGGTAAAGGATAGATCGAAAGACGGAGAGCAGGAGTATGCTACGCTGTGTATTTGTTTGCCGAATGACGGGTTATCTGAAGTCACGGCTCCGCTGGCCTATCTATATAAAATGGACACCCTACGAGATATCCTTGCTGCCAAGGGAGTGCATGTAGTCACAAATAACAAACGGCTTGAGTTACTTCGTCGCTATATCGGAGCATGGACAAAGAAGCTGCAAGATGACGGCAAAGCCGCAAACGCCCGTAAACAGTTCGGATGGCATGACAACGACACACGGTTTGTTATTGGCAATAGAGAGGTAAATGACACAGGCACTATCGGCCACAGCCCTATTACCAAAGGAGCGCAATCAATCGCTGAGATTTACGCAAAAGTAGGCAAGCTAGAGAACTGGCAGAAGGTTGTGAACACCTATGCTAGTAAAGGAAATGAGGCTAGAGCCTTTGCTCTGTTCTGTGGGTTCGGTGCTCCGTTGTATAAGTTCATCGGTGAAGGGAGCATGATCGTCCATCTGACTAACGTAGCATCAGGCGTGGGTAAGTCTACATTGCAGAAAGCCGTTACCAGCATCTGGGGTGATCCTATACGGGGTATGCTGACCGACAACGACACGGTGAACGCCAAGCTGCATAGGGCGGGGGTACTAAACAATATCCCGGCATGTATAGACGAAGTGACTAATATGCTGCCAGAAGCGGTAAGCCGCTTTAGTTTTGACCTATCATCAGGCAGAGGCAAGAACCGGCTAAGAACTCATGACAACATGGAGCGCACCAATGACACGACATGGGCTACGATTTTTCTGACCTCTGGTAACAACAGCCTGCATGGGGTGCTGAAGCAATACAAAGAATCTGTCGAAGGCGAAATGCTCCGCATACTGCAAGTGCCCGTAGAGAATGATGACCTCCTCACTAAAGCAGAGGCGGATGAGCTATTCGGTCAACTACTGCCAAACAACTATGGGTTAGCGTGTGAGCCCTATATGCAGTACGTTGTGCCTAACATTGAGAATGTGCGTGAAAAGCTCCTAGACACACGGCGTAGATTTGATGCGGAAGTGGACTCAAAAGGCAAGGAGCGGTTTTATTCTGGATGTATGGCAGCAGCCTTTGCGGGTGGAGAGATAGCTAACCGTCTGGGCATCATCAATATCCCCATTGAGCCTGTATGGGAGTGGGCCATAGAGTTGTTCACCGAGACTCGTACTGCGGTACAAAAAGCCTCAATGATTCAAGAGGGAAGCTCGTATGCAAGCGCTGTGAACCGTTACTGGAATGAGTTCATACATCAGATTCTGGTGGTGCAGAGTGGACAGACTGACGTGGATAATGCGCTAATGAATCAATCCGTCAGTAAGCCTGTCATCGGCGCTCTCAAGGGTCGGCATGAGGTGCAGACTCGTCGCCTGTATATCTCCGTTTCCGACTTTGTAGGATGGCTGAATACCAAGCGCATGCCTACCCTACAAGTAATGAAAGGGCTCACGTCATCCGGCACGTTGATAGAAGAACTAACCACGAATCTAGGTGAAGCAACGGCAAATTATTCCACAGCCCCCGTCCCGTGCTACCTGTTCGATGTCGATATGCTGTCAAAAGCAGACGATCCTATTGACACACCTCTTTAGGCATGCTATCGTAACACATCATTGTTCATTGCTCCTTGGGACTCTCCCAACTCAGCCCCTGACCCTCCGCAGGGGCTTCTTTTTGCCTAAATATCCAACCCTAGCTTACGCGCTTCCTCAACTCCGAGCTTAGCAATAAGGCGTTGTCTGTCTTTGAGCATCTTGATTTTAGCGGCCATATCCTTAGCCGCCTGTTTCTTTTCTCTGTCAGACATCTTGTCGTAGTTCGGCGGTTGGCTCTGTTTGATCTT